CAGTACCTCAAGACAGGAGATGAGGAGCTTAGGGCTGCTGCGTGGGATGCTGCGGGGGATGCTGCGTGGGCTGCTGCGAGGGCTACTGCGTGGGATGCTGCGTGGGCTGCTGCGAGGGCTGCTGCGGGGGATGCTGCGAGGGCTGCTCAGGAGGTAAAATTCATTCAGATGTTCTGCACACATAAGGCCTAAGACCAAATGAGAAGCGATAAGGAAAAACGGTATACTGAGGAGCTAGCGGAGTTCCACTGCGACAAGGGCTGGTTCTATGTGACCCCCGAGGAGAGCCGTAAGGCCTTCGAGACCCTCCAGGCGCAGATCGCCACTGAGAAGAAACAGAGAGAGGCTGTGGATGGTCTCTTTCAAGGGACCCGTCCTGCCATGCTGGGGATTAATAAGTGATGCTCCGTATCGTCCTACTGATATGTGGGGTCTCCACGACCCCTCAGGACTGCACCCAGCAGACCGCCTACAGCGTGACCCAGGCGGGCTACGCCTCGACTCCCTACGCCTGCTTGTCGACGGGCCAAACGGTCTCTGCGGCCATCGCGCTGTCAGACGAGCGGGTCTACTCCAAGGTGACCTGTGAGCGTGTGAAGTTCTCTAACCGTGTCAAGGAGCAAACCAATTGACACAGATCACTGCTGAACTGATTGATCACATGGGCAACGACCTGTCCGTGGTGAGAGCCGCGAGGGTTAGCTTTGCGAATGACCCTGAGGTCGTCCTGGAGAAGCATTGTCCTCACTGTGGAACCGGAGAGGACGAGGACGGAAACCCCTCATGCTGGCTTTATGATGATGTCTGCCAGTCTGGTGAGCATATGTCCTACAGCTTGTCCGCCCGCGACCAGAAGCTCATAGCGTACCTCGCCAAGCACAATCACTGGACGCCCTTCGCCCACACCTCGATCACCCTGCGTGTCTCCGCTCCGGTCCCTATCCGCACCCAATGCTTCAAGCACAAGCAGGGCTTCGTGGAGAACGAGGAGAGCCGTAGGTATATCAAGTCCACGCCAAAGCTATTCATCCCTGAGTATTTTCGCGAGGCCCCTCCTGAGGGTGGCGCTAAGCAGGGGTCAGGTGGTCAGCACATCAAGTCGAACTACTATCGGACGCAGTACGAAGAGTTCTGTTTGGACTCCATCGCGCTCTTCGAACGTATGATCGAGGATGGTGTCTGCCCCGAGCAGGCCCGCTTCGTCCTTCCCCAGGGCTGCCTCGTCAACTGGTACTGGACGGGTTCTCTTGCAGCCTACGCGAGGTTCTACAAGCAACGTACTGATTCACATGCACAAAAGGAAATACAAGACCTCGCAAAGGTCATCGGTGGGATCATCGGGCCACTCTATCCGGTAAGCTGGAAGGAACTGACGAAATAACCTATTGACTCAGTGAAAACCATCTGGCATATATAACCAATCGGAACACAGACAAGCACAAAGGAACACGACATGGCGAACAAGCTGGACCAGGACAAGTACACCCTCTCTCGCGAGGAACTGAAGAACGTCCTGCGACGAATGGCTAACGACGGTCGGATGATCGAGGCGATCAAGCTGGTGAGGGCTGTCACCGGCTGGGGCCTGAAGGAGTCGAAGGATTACGTCGAGAGCGGCATGTACGACGAGTACGGGTTGGGGGACCGCGTGACCACTCGGCGTACAGGCGAAGAGGTCCATACGATCACGAGCATCGTGAAAAACAAGGGGGTCCTCTACTACTGGCTCCAGGACAGCGCGGGCAACCCCTGCACGTATACCGACAAGGACATCGTACGCCTCGTTGCCTAAGCATGACCTGACAGGCTGGAAACTAACTGATAACAATAGGTTAGCTCCAGCCTCCCCCCGGTCACTGGTAATTTCCACTCTAGGGCTTCGTGCCATCCCAAGGGAGACCTGATGAACAGCGCCCAGCTAACTGTAGATAGGTTCGCCAAGACCACCAAGCGCACAGCGGACTCGATGGGTTGGGGAGATACGCCGGGTGCCTTGGCGATTGCTGAGACGTACCTGACAGCCACCGCAGAGGCCGTGAGGACCCACCGAGCCAGCCTGAAGCCCCGTGAGCATCGCTCTGAGGTCTCGGAGCTATCAGATGAATTGATAGCCGTGGTGGGCCTCTCTGTGGGTATCTCTGCGGTCGCGCAGGGGCTCACATTTGCTCGGGCAGTCCACAACATGGGCCTTACGCTGGAGCTCGAGTGCTTCAATCATGGGATGGAGCAGTGGGACGCCAAGCGTACCAAGAAGATCATGGAGGACATCAAGCGTAACTGGAAGCAGATTGGTTTCAGACGGAAGGCCCTGAGGTCCTTAGCTCAGAAGGCTAAATTTCCGTGGAAGGCCTGGTCCTCCAAGGAGTCGGCTAGGGCTGGCAGGTGGCTAATGGAAGCCATGCTTAGCTGTGATGTGTTCACTATTGATGACCACCACAACCTGGCGATCACTGAAGAGGCCCTGGAGGTCTCCAACGCTATTGTGGAGCAACTCATTAATAGGCATCCAGTGTACCTCCCGCACAAAGAGGTCCCCGCTGAGTGGGACTCCTCCAGCATACAGGTCCACGGCTTTTGGTCGCAGCTTGTTAGGAGCTACGACAAGACGACACAGAGGACCATCAAGGAGGCTATCAGGACTGGCCGCATGGCTCAGGTGCTTGAAGCCGTTAATGCCGCCCAGAGCGTTCCATACCGCATCAATACGTCTATCCTGGACGTGGTGCGGTGGGCCTACCAGACAGGTCTGGACGTTCCCGGTATGCCTCCTAGAGACAATATCCCCATGCCTGCTATGGAGAAGCCATGGGAGAACATGACAAAGGCTGAACAGATTGTCCGTATGAAGGATGTGAACACCACCAAGGAACTCAATCGGAGCTACCTAGGGGAGCGCCTCGTGTTTGCTCAGGACATGTCGACAGTTGAGTGGATAGGTAACGACACGTTCTACACGTCGATGAACCTCGACTATCGCGGTCGAGTGTATGGTCTACCGTTCTTCAACTTCCAGAGGCAGGATTATGTCAGGTCATTATTCGAATTTTCCAATGGAGAGCCTCTCGATGAGTCCGGCCTGTATTGGCTCCAGGTCCACCTCGCTAACTGTGGAGACTTCGGGAAGGTTTCAAAGAAGCCCTTCGATGACCGCGTCAAGTGGGTTGAAGAAAACTGGGAGCGGATCATCAGTGTCGCCACCAGCCCCAAGGACGACATTTGGTGGACCGAAGCCGACAGCCCCTTCATGTTTCTTGCAGCGTGTATGGCTCTCGTGGACCACCACATCAATCCGAGCGATGCTTGTCGACTACCTGTTTCTTTTGATGGCTCTTGTAGTGGCCTACAGCATCTTGGCGCGATGACTCGAGACGAGAATACAGCGAAACTTGTCAACCTCACGAACTTAGGAGAACCGCAAGATGTCTACCAAGTGGTGGCCGATCTGGCTAAAGAAGTTATTCAAAGAGATATTCGAGACCCCGGAGTGGACAATGAGGCAGCAGGCCGAACGCGCGATGTTGCACAGAGGTCGCTTGCTTACGGCGTGAACCGAAGCCTCGTGAAGAGGAACGTCATGACCTTCTCGTACTCCTCCAAGGTTTACGGCATGTCGGAGCAGCACCTTGAGGACACCATGAAGCCCCTCGAATATCAGGTGCTTCGGGGGAAGTACGACGAGCATCCCTTCGGCCCTGACAATGGATACTTCGCTGCCCGGTACCTCGCCAAGACCATCTATGGGGCCATCGAGCAGACAGTGTATAAGCCAGCAGAGGCCATGGGGTTCCTACAGGACATCGCAAGGACCATGGCGCATGAAGGAAAGCCGGTTGTCTGGCACACGCCCTTAGGGTTCCCAGTGGTCCTCAACTACACGAACCACACCACGGTGCGGGTATCCCTGACGCTCCACGACAAGGGGGTCAAGAAGACAGTCACCCCGTCCATGTGGCGGGAACTACCAGGGATTAACAAGCGGAAGGCGGCTTCCAGCATCGCCCCGTGTTTCGTTCACGCTTATGACGCCTGTCATCTGATGATGGTGGTCCTGGCGGCTAAGGACGAAGGAATCCGTGACGTCGCGCTGGTTCATGACTCCTTCGGGTGCCATCCAAACAAGGCGGGGAGATTCAGGGAGATTATTAGGGAGACCTTCTGGTCCCTCTACCGCGACAATGACGTCTTGTTTGACATTTGGCGAGAAAGTCATGGACAACTGCAAACCAATTGGCATAAGATGCCTCCGCTGCCTCACAAGGGCGATTACAACATTAACGACATCCTAGAGGCTGAATATGCGTTCGCTTAACTACACTGGAATGGGCCTATACCGGCTGAAGGTGACCCTCCTCCCCGAGGCCCTCAAGGGCAATCCGTTCCCGATGGACGCCGAGGTCGCCATCATGGCGCATGGTCTCGACGTTGATACATTCCGCGAGGATATCGTGAAGGAATATCACGAGAAGCACCAATTTAGGCATTGACTATAAGCAAACCATCTGGCATAAGATAACAACCGGAGAACATACCTAGTGGCTACCAAACCTAAGAAAATCTATGTGACGACCCCGTGGGGCATCGCCTCACATGTCCACACCGCCAAACCTGATGTCTATCAAGGCACGCTCCGTCCTGGTGATAAGCCTCCCACGCCTAAATACAAGATCGACTACAAGCCCTCTGATGAGGACCTTGAGACCTTCCGTGCCGAGATGCGGAAGCATGCTGACGTGTTGGGATTCGAGGGCAAGAAGAAGATTCATCTCGGTATCAAGAAGACTGAGGAAGAGGAGATTGAATCCCTCTGCCCGTCCAGCCAGTTCAAGCCACTGGTGTTTGACACTAAGAACAATCCGATTGGCGACGATGCGAAGCTCGGTGCGGGTTCTATTGTTCGGACCCGCTGTGAGGTCTCTGCTTATGACAAGGGTATCTCCCTGCGACTGCTTCAGGTCCAGGTGAAGAAGCTGGTGCCGTATGGTGGAGGCAACGAGAGTTCGGGCTTTGGTACGGAAGAGGAAGGCTATGTTGCGGACGCTGGAAGTAGCTTTGGTGGTGATCAGACTGAGGATACCAGCGAGGAGTCTACTGGTGATTCCGCGCTTGACATCTAAGCATAAGGGAAATGGGGGGAGAGCAGGACGCTCCTCCCCGGTCCTAACCTCCAAGTATCGCTCCAAGTTAGAGGAAAGGATTGGCGCACAGGTATCTGATGCAGGGATTGAAGACAAGTACGAGACGCTGAAGCTTCATTACGTGATACCGGCCCGCAAGGCCAAGTACACACCGGACTTTCCGCTGGGCTCCAAGCCGATCTACATCGAGGCTAAAGGACGCTTCAGGTCGGCAGATGAGCGCAAGAAGATGCTTCTCGTGCGTGAGCAAAACCCTGACGTCGATATTCGGTTTGTTTTCCAGAAGGCAAGCACACCGATCTACACCGGAAGCCCTACGTCACATGGCGATTGGGCGTCATCTCACGGATTCATGTGGTCAGACAAAGGGATTATTCCCCCAGATTGGCTAGAAGAGGCAAAAGCACATGGTTGATACCTCCAAGTTATATCCGTCATCTCGACGTATCCTGAAGCACCTCAAAGCTCGCCAGACGATCAGCCCGATGGAAGCCCTGGCGTCCTATGGCTGTATGAGGCTCGCTGCTCGAATCCACGACCTCCGGGAAGCAGGATGTCGTATCTCGACGGAAATGCATAAGGACCACGCGGGTCATCCCTACGCTCGCTACAGCCTGATCGCTGCTTGATTCAAAGGAACCCATATGGCACACAATAGCGAAAGCATTACGTTCATCTACAAGAACGTCACGGCTGTAGGCGAGTTCACGTTCACCAAGACTATCGCGGACGAGGAGTGCGTCGAGACGATTGACGTGGCGGCAGCCTTTGGGGAGTTCCTGACGGCTACTGGCTATGGTGTATTTGACGTGCAGCCTGATGGAGATACCGGGGTGTTCCTGGATGACTATTCTGAGGAAATCGAGGGTACCAGCACGTCTGACGATGAGCCCACCTTCGAGGACACCTACGTCTCTGATGAGAAGCCAGAAGATATCCAGGCAGGCCTCACGGAGAATACCTATCCGTTCCGCGTAGGAGATACCGTGGAGGTTGTGAGCGGTAAGCACACTGACTCTGGTCGGGTCCTTGGTTTCACAGGGGAAGTCCATAACCTGAATCCTGGATGCCCTCACGGCCAAGGGGTCCTCGTCAAGTTCGGGAAGGAATGTCCAGAGGTGGCTTGGTGGCTCTCTCCTACAGTTCTCCTTCACGTCCCCTCCAAGACCAACTGATATCTTGGGAACCTTCATCAGGCATCTGCCCTGTGACGCCTGTGGGTCGAGTGACGCCAACTGTCTTTATGATGACGGCTCGACCTACTGTCAATCGTGTAACAAGTATGGGCATCCCGAAAGCGCCGCTGGCGCGGCTGGAGGTTCCCAAACAAAAGGACCTCGCGTGGAGAGAAACAAGGAGTTACTAGATGGGCGCTACTCGGACATACCAGCGAGAGGTCTTCGCGAGGAAACTTGCAGACGTTATGGCTACCAAGTCGGAGAGAAATGTCACATCGCTAACTACCGTGATGGGACCGGAGGAACCGTTGCCCAGAAAGTACGCCGAGCAAACAAAGAGTTCGGATGGGTGGGTGCAGCTAAGTCTGCTGGATTATTTGGACAACACCTATTCACCACAGGAAAATCTGTAGTAGTCACTGAAGGCGAAATCGACTGCCTGTCGGTCAGCCAGGCGTTCAACAACAAGTATCCTGTGGTTAGTCTTGAGAACGGCGCACCGTCTGCCACCAAGTCTGTCAAGAGGGCTTACGAGTGGTTGGATCAATTCGAGAAGATCATTCTGTGTTTCGACCAGGACGAGCCGGGGCTGAAGGCCCAGCAGGAATGCGCCGAGATACTGCCTCCGGGCAAGGTGTTCCTCATGAAGCTTCCCTTGAAGGACGCTAATGAGACGCTCTTGAAGGCGGGAACCGCGCCTATCGTGAAGGCCTATTGGGACGCTGTCCCGTGGAGACCAGATGGGATTGTCTCGGGCTGTGACCTGTCGGTTGACGATCTGATCAATGAGACGGTCTCGGGGTATTCCCTACCATATCCTAACTTGGAGGAGAAGTCTGGTGGAATATTCGAAGGTGGCATCACAATGCTCACCGCTGGTTCTGGGATTGGTAAGTCCACCTGGGCTCGAGAGATTGCCTATCACTTGCATCAGGCTCACGGCCTTACCATTGGCTCCATCTACCTCGAGGAGAATGTCAGCAAAACTGCAAAAGGGTATATTGCAATCGATCAGAATGTCCCCTTGGGGAAACTGCGCCGTGACTCGAATATTCTCACCAGGGAACAATGGGAAGACTCTTACGCTCGAGTTGTGGCCACTCGAATGTATTTCTACGACCACTTCGGAAGCCTAGACTCCGAGCGTCTGCTCTCCAAGATGCGTTACATGAGGAAGGTCCTCGGCTGTAACTTCATCATCCTCGACCATATCTCCATCGTGACTTCCGGCCAGGAGAGTTCCTCTGGCGGCGAACGCAAGGACATCGATATCCTCATGACCAATCTGCGGTCCCTGGTTGAAGAGACAGGCGTCGGCGTCATCGCGATTGTCCACCTGTCCAAGCCCGACGGCACAAGCCACGAGGAAGGCGGCAGGGTGACCCTAAGCCAACTCAGGGGCTCCGGTGCGCTGAAGCAGCTGAGCGACTCTGTGTGGGCTCTGGAGCGTGACCAGCAGGGTGAGAATCCTAACGAGTCTCGCATCCGGGTTCTCAAGGACCGTGAAGGCGGCGAGGTCGGAGAGGCTGACCTGATGGTTTACGTCAAGGTCACGGGCAGGTTGAAGTACGCGGAGATTATCCCGAAAGACACAAAGGGTGAATCCGCGTTCTGATACAAACCATTTGACATAGGATACCTAACGTGTGAAGAAGTGTACGAAGTGTGGTGAGGAGAAGTCGACTGATCATTTCTATAAAGATTCTCGCTATAGAGGAGGACTGTGGTGCTACTGCAAGTCTTGTGCGTCTTCAGTCAACAAGATAAATGGTAAGAATAGAGACAAGACGAAGAAATCCGCGTCTAGTAGGACATCTCATCTACGAAACACGTACGGAATCTCTGATAGCCAATACAACGAGATGCGCGACGATCAAGCATACCGATGCTACATATGCGACGAACATGAAGATACAGCAACATTCGGTAAACTGGTGGTAGACCACGACCACATCACGGGAATGGTACGGAGATTGTTATGTAATAGCTGCAATACAGCGTTAGGTCTCGCTAGGGAAAACCCTAATATACTTTCACGCCTGTCTGCATACATAAAGGAGTACACACCCATTGGAACATGAGAAACGCCGCGACCTACTCTTCGACATTGAAACTAATGGACTGCTGCCGACGGTCTCACAGATTCACTGCGTGTGTATCATAGATACGACCACCGAGGAGGTCTTTAGCTTCGGGCCGGATAATATTGATGCGGCACTGGATATGCTGTATGAAGCCGAGACTTTGCTAGGCCACAACGTACTATCCTATGACCTCAAGGTCCTCGCGAAGTTGAAGAACTGGCATACTCGCCCCGGAACTCGTGTTTTAGACACGCTGGTGGCTTCCAGGCTCATTCATCCTGACTTGAAGAAGCAGGACGCTCCCATTGCGTCCAAACTTCCGGGGAAGCTGTATGGCTCTCACTCGCTAAAGGCTTGGGGCATTCGGCTGGGTGTCCACAAGATTGAGTATGATGGTGGTTGGGAAGTCTTCACTCCCGAAATGCTGTCCTACTGTGAAGGCGACCTTCGGACCAATCTGCGCCTCCTGCGTCACCTCAAGCCGATGGACTATCCCCAAGCCCCTCTTGAGTTAGAGCATCGTGTCGAGGAAATCGTTGGGCGCATGACGGAGGCCGGTTGGTTCTTCGATTCAAAGGCTGCTCAGGCGCTATATACGATGCTCGTTGAGAAGAGAGACGTCCTCGAGTCCTCCCTGGTCGACAAGTTCGGCTCCTGGCAGGAGATCGATAAGCAGTTCGTGGCGAAACGCGACAACAAGGTCCGTGGGTTCAAGAAGGGTGACACGGTAACCAACTGGAAAACTGTGGTGTTCAACCCTGGGTCTCGAGTCCATATCGAGAAGAAGCTGAGGGAGGCCGGATGGGAACCTGAGGAGTTTACCGACAAGGGCCGTGCGAAGCTCGACGGTGACGTCATGGAAACCATCAAGCTGCCTGAGGCTCAGGACCTGATCGATTATTTGCTCATCCAAAAGCGTCTCGGACAGCTGTCTGACGGCGACAACGGCTGGCTCCGACTGGTGGACGAAAATGGACTCTTGCACTCGCGATATAACCCGATGGGAACCGTCACATCCCGTGCGGCGCACTCTAAGCCCAACATTGGTCAGGTACCTAACTCCTCGGCTCTGTACGGTCCTGAATGTAGGGCTCTATTCGGTGTTCCATTGGGATGGAAACTCGTGGGTGCCGATATGGCGGGGGCGCAGCTTCGCATCCTCGGCCACTGGATGTCCTACATCGACGGAGGAGCCTACGGAAAGATCGTAGTCGACGGTGACGTTCACACGTTCCACAAGGACGCCGCAGCGCCTGACATCAAGACCAGGGACGACTCCAAGACGACGATCTACGCTCTAATATTCGGAGCGTTCGCTCCTAAGATCGGAAAGATAAACGGTCTCGGAGCCGCTGGAGGAAAGCGCATTCTGAATAACCTCATGTCGAAAATTCCGGCCCTAGGAAAGATCACCAAGGCCGTCAAGGAAGCCTGTAAGAAGGGGTTCCTGAAGTCTCTCGACGGTCGCCGCGTTCCTATTCGGTCTGACCACTCGGCGCTGAACTTCCTGATTCAGAGCAGCGAGGCCATCCTGTGTAAAACTTGGATGTGTAACGCGGTTGATGAGTTGGATACGAAGTACGAATGGGGGTACGGGAAGGATTACGTTCTGGTCTGCTGGTGTCACGACGAACTCCAGGTCGCATGCCGAGCAGATATCGCGGAAGCTGTCGGCGAAATTCTCGTCAGACACGCGAGGGCGGCAGGTGAACCCTACGCCTTCAAGGTGCGTCTCGATAGCGACTACAAAATCGGAAATAATTGGGCAGAAACCCATTGACGTGATGTAAGCCATCTGGCATAGATCACCAACAGGAGCGGACATGGACAAGACAATTACGGAGGTGGTTCTAGAGGCTCATAAACGCGGAGGCTTCTCGGTCTCCTGCGACTACGCCCGTCAGAACTCAGCGGCTGTCGCAATGGCTGCATCCATGGGTTTCATCTCAACGCGCATCCACCTCGACGTCTATGGGCGCGAATGGAGGCCATCGGTGAAGGGACTTAGCCTGCTGAATCAGGCTGAACTGGAAGATGACTTCCAAGACTAATCACTAAATGCAAACCAATCGACATAAAGGACATATGATGCCTGACTACACTGAAAAAGCCGAAAAGCTGAACGCCTTCGTGCTTGCTTATGGCGACACCACGTACTCCGTCAATGCTATCAAGCTGGCTCTCCTGGAGGCCTACGAGGACGGCCTGACGACCGCAGCTACCCCTGTAGCTCCCCCAGTCCTCCCAGCCGTCCCTGAGGTTCCTGTAGTCTCGCCTGACGTCATCCTGGACTCTGAGGTGACCCAGTGAGTCAGTACATCGAAGGCATGGCCCTCGCAGCTAACTGCTCCATCAAGGGTGCTGACGTGGTCTGCAAGAAATGCGGACGGTCTCTCCCGGACACCTGTGGCGACAAGCATCCAAGGGTTGCGGTGATCGAGCCTGATGTTGGTCCCGAGGTCGAACTGGTCTCCGAGGACACCCATTGGGACGGCGTCGTGAAGGACGCTCAGGAGAAGGCCACGACGGTTACCGCAAAGAAGGTGGCCAAGTGAGTGGGGGCTTCGGCCCCCCGCTTCTCATAGACGCCGACATGCTTCTCTACAAGGCAGCTGCGGCGTGTGAGCGGGAAGTCCTTTGGGATGACGTGAACCACGTCCTTAGTTCTAACAGGAATGAGGCCTGGGACGCCGTAGAGCGCCAGCTAGCGACCTATCGGAACGCCTGCGGCCAGGGCCAGATGTATTTCGCTCTGAGTGGTCCTGGAGATTCAAACTTCAGGCGAGCCATCTTCCCTGAGTACAAGGCGGGACGAAGCCGCAAGCCGCTCTGCTACGGCTACATCATGGAGAAACTCGAGGACGAGTATCCCTGCAAGCGCGTGGAGACTATCGAGGCGGATGATCTGCTCGGTATCTGGGCGACCGGAGGGAATCTTCCCGGCTCGATCATCATCAGTGCCGACAAGGACCTGAAGACTATTCCTGGTCGGGTGTATCGAGATGAGGAAATCCTAAAGGTCTCTGAGTTTAACGCTGATAAATTCTGGATGACGCAGACCCTCATGGGCGACGTCACGGACGGCTACAAAGGTCTGCCAGGATGCGGCGCTAAGGGCGCTGAGAAGGTCCTCGAGGGTAAAGAGACTCTCGAGGATATGTGGCAGGCCGTCCTGCAAGCCTACACGGCCAAGGGCCTCACTTATGACGACGCGCTCCTGCAAGCCCGCTTGGCGCGAATCCTCCGGTCTGACGACTGGGACACCAAAAAGAAAGAGGTAATCCTGTGGGAGCCGAAGTGACAAGCAGTACAGCTGCGCTGACCAACGCATTCAAGGTTGGTGACAAGGTTCAGCTGATTGCCGCAGGGGCTCAGGGGGAAGTCATGACGGTTCATGGCATAACCTCTGATGGCCGTATCAGCGTGTTTAGCTCGATGTGTTCCACCGAGACGCTGCATGACCATTTGGACTTCGTGAAGTGGCCTAACCCCTGGACTTTCTCTGAGGCTGCACAGGTGGCTATGGAGGAGGCTCCTGTAAGCCATATTCCAGAGGTTGCTCCCGAGGCTACTCCCATCGCCAGCAACTTCCTCGATGACCTGATCGCCAAAGCGCATCGCGCGCTAGAGTTCCAAACGGGTGGCTCCCACTACCAGCGAGGCACCATCCAGCCCATAGAGTTCTTCCACGACAACGACATCCCCTTCGCTGAGGCGTCGGCCATGAAGTACATCTATCGGTGGAAGTCGAAGGGCGGCAAGCAGGACCTCCAGAAGGCCATCCAGATTTGCCTCCAGCTTATCGCCATGGAAGACCGTAAAGCTATCAGGAAGGCTAACCAGTAATGACCAATATCCCCACGATTCTGTCGCCGGTCGAGACCATGTGCCTTGAGTTCATGGAGACCTTCAAGGACACCAAGACCGCCGAGACGCGCATCAATCTCTGCGAAGAGGAGAACGCCGAGGTAAAGGAAGCCGCTGTAGCATTACTCAAGGAAATCTGCGACCTGATCTATGTGTCCACCTGTGCGAACCTGAGCGGCGTCGATATGGGCTTCATGGATGAGCCAGGGAAGTACGGGCTGGCTCTCCAGGCGATGGGTTGGTTCCCTAATGATGTCTGTGGGGAAGCCTTCAAGCGGGTCCACGAGTCCAACATGAGCAAGCTGGTAGACGGCAAGCCGCTGCTGCGTGAAGACGGAAAAATATTGAAGGGGAAGAACTACAAGCCGCCGTATCTGCTCGACCTCATCGCGTAATCACGTCCAATTGTAAGCCATAAGGAATATAATGCCTAAAGAAAACCCGTTTAGTACGCGAGCAGAGGTGATCGTTCGGAGAACATATAACCGACCAATCGATGGCTCCTCCACGGAGTTCGAAACATGGGAGCAGACCACAGACCGCGTCATCGGCCATCAGAAATGGCTCTGGGAACGCGCTCAGAGCAAGCCCCTGAACATCACCCAGGAATACGAACTGGAGCAGCTGCGGCTCCTGATGCTGCGCCGAAAGGCTCTCCCCTCCGGTCGCACCCTTTGGTTGGGCGGGACGGACGTCGCCAAGGTCCGCGAGGCCTCTCAGTTCAACTGCTCGTTCACCCGCGTGTCAACGATCCGCGACGTCGTGGATTGCTTCTGGCTGCTCCTCCAGGGCTGCGGCGTGGGCGCTGAGCCTGTCGTTGGGATTCTAAATGGCTTCACGAAGCCCCTGAAGATTCAGATCATCAGGAGCCCCAAGACTGACCCGGAAGAGAAGGGCGTTGAGGGCAACGTCGAGACCTTCGATCACTTCTTTGACGAGACCCGCAATCGGAAGGTCCGCTGGACTATCCGGGTTGGTGACTCGGCTGAAGCCTGGGCGAAGGTCCCCGGCAAGCTGCTGGCGAACAAGAAGCCCTGTGACCTCCTCGTCCTGGACTTCTCTGAGATTCGTCCTGCGGGCGCTCGCCTCAAGAGTTACGGCTGGATTTCCTCAGGAGACGCTCTGATCGCAGAGGCGATGGAGAAGATTGCCTTGATCCTAAACCAAAAGGCATGTAAACTGCTCACTCGAATGGACATCCTGGATGTTCTCAACTGGCTCGGCACCACGCTCTCAAGCCGCCGCTCCGCTGAGATCATTGTGGTTCCATACGGCGACCCTGAGTGGGTTGAGTTTGCGAGGGCCAAGAAGGAATACTGGCTCCTCAATCCACAGCGAGAGCAGTCGAACAACTCGCTGATTTTCTACCACAAGCCGTCCAAGGACGAACTCACCGACATCTTCCAGGCCATGGTGGATGCAGGAGGGTCCGAGCCGGGGTTCATTAACGGCCAAGCTGCTCTCAAGCGCGCTCCCTGGTTCCGTGGCGTGAATCCCTGCGCTGAAATCTTGCTGGGCGATTCCTCATTCTGTAATTTGGTGGAGACTGACGTTGGAAAATTTAATGGCGATTGGGACGGCTTATGTGAAGCTATACGCATCATTGCACGAGCAAATTATCGGCAGACCTGTGTCGATCTACATGACGGAGTTCTTCAGGACACTTGGCATGAACTCAACGAGTTCCTTCGTCTCACGGGCGTCGGTCTCACGGGCATCGTCCGCTGGGAATATCAGGATGTCGGGACGCGTCTACGGGTAATCAAGAACATCGCCAAGAAGGCCGTCAATGACATGGCCGACGAGTTGGGTCTCCCGAGGTCCAAGGCTGTCACCACGGTCAAGCCAAGTGGTACCTTGTCGAAGATCATGGACACCACCGAGGGCCTTCACAAGCCGCTGGGCCGCTACATCATCAACAATGTGAAGTTCTCCGTCCATGACCCGATTGTCGAGAAGTGCCGAGAGGCTGGCTACACGGTATTTCCGGCTCCCACGGACGCCTCTGCTGTCATTATTGCGTTCCCTGTGGCCTGGGAGGACGTCGAGTTCTCGGAGGTCACTACAGCCAGCGGAGAGGTTCTCCACGTCAATCTGGAGACCGCAGTCGAGCAGCTGGAGCGTTATCGTTTCCTGATGGAACACTATGTTGACCACAATGCGTCGATCACCGTCAGCTATGATCCTAGCGAGGTCCCGTCGATTGTCGATTGGATTTATGACCACTGGGATAGCTATGTGGGCGTCAGCTTCCTGTTCCGAGCGGACCCGACGAAGACGGCAGCTGATCTGGGGTATCCCTATTTGCCTCAGGAGGTCGTCACCAAGGCAGTGCATGACGCCTATGTCGCTCGGCTGATGCCTTTGGAGCTCGTCAGTAGCTCTGAGGAACTTATTGGGGAAACCTGTTCGACAGGCGCTTGCCCGATTCGCTGACAGCTGATAGCGTGGTGATATAACAACAGGAGACATAGAGATGAAATTGGCAATAATTACCACGACAGTCCTCCTCGCTCTATGCCCTCCAGCCTTCGCCCAGAGCTACACCACGCACACCTATGGCAACCGCACGGTAGTCGACGGTGACGATGGATACTCTGCAAGTTCCCACACTCGAGGGAACCTGACGATCACTAACGACAGTGACGGTCGGACATGTACCAGTCATCGGTTTGGAAACAGGACGACTACTGACTGCGACTGACAGATAGCACGTAGCAAAAATCCCGAAGACGGACCCTAATGGGTTTATCTTCGGGATTTTTTTTTTAATGATGCGCCGGGAAGTTATTCAACCAGCCAGCGACAGATTCGGACTTGGAGAAGCCCATCCAGGTGACAACTCCCGCGATTAACCAGGAGAAATACTTGCTGGTCGACGTGATCAAATGCCATCGAGCCTTGCGGGCTGTCATATCGGCATGGAGGTCTTCTGTCAGGGAGACCATACGGTCCACCTTGACCTCCAGAGTCGAGATGCGGCCTTCCTGCTGAATATCCAAGGGGGAAATAAGGTTCGCCATTAGCGTCCCTTCCAGACGCCAGTGGAGCCGCAGAGTTCTTTACCGACTGCGTTATTCTGGACGATCTCCTCCTGGGTCTGGTGGGTGTCGCTCTTGGACCAGGAGATAGGCTTGAAGGCCTGACAGGCTACCGAAGCGCCGCTAGGCGCGGCTAAGGAGTCAGTCCCTGCGGAACCCATCGTCTGGCAGGCTGACAGAGGGAGCAGCAGCAGCGGAATCAGTGCGAGCCTTGTCCCGAACCTTCGTAGCTCGAGCAATTTCATCGGCGTCTTTCTTGAGTTGAGCGTTTTGTTCTTCAGCCACGCCAGCGTCGATAAGCTGGGAGTTCTCCCGCCACCCAATAAGAGCAGCGAGAGACTTCAGCGCGGCCAGGACGATACCTAGCCAGACAGCCATGGAGATTACGCAGCCTTCGGCGCAGCGACGCCCGACAGAGCGCCAGCGACGAGAGCGCCAATACCACCGACAACCGTCAGGATGCCACCAGCCGTGCCAGGGTCAGAGAAGAACGCAGCGAGACCAGCCTTGCCGAAAGCGCCAGCCGCGATGGCCGCAACAGAGAGAACCGCCGTGACGGTACCCTTGGTGACGTACTTGGAGATGAAGTCGTTCATGGAATTATGCCTTTACAGTTGAATGAATTTGAGACAAGCCGAAGGCCTTCACGTCGACGACGCGGCGGGTCCAGCCCTTGCCAAACACAGGGAATGTCTTGAGGGATTTCAGGAAGGCTAGGCGGCTATCACAGATGTAAGCTGCCTGGGCCGCAGGGTCCTTAGGAAACGCCTCCTGTGCCTCCTTGAGAGCCCTGAGAGCCCTACCGAGACCGGAGTTGACGGCGTAGTCGAACGTGACGGCCCCCACACCGAGGGAAAGTTTATCGCCCACGATGTTATCCCAGTAGTTCGTCCGGTAGATATGCTCCACCATGGCCGGGGGGATGATCAGGAGGTCATGCTTCGTGGCGTTCTTCTTGAAGAGCCGGTAGGTGGCCAAGGTGATGCCGTGCATCGTAGCACCACCTGGGTCTTTTGGATTGTCCGACCAGCCACCCTCGTAGGTGAGGGTCTTTTTGAGTGCAGATAGAAAATAATTAGGAATGACGGAAACTCCTGATTAGCATTAGTTGCCGTTGCAGGAATAGTTGAACACGGCCCAGACGGACCACGCCGCGAAGACGCAGGCGAGCGCGAGCGCGCCGCTGGCCGGGGCGATGGGCATGGCGGGTTCCGTTGCGGGGTTAGTGCGCGGTCCAGTTGGTCCCGTTGCACATGGCGAGCGTCTTGGTGGATGACCCGCCAGTCAAAGTGGCGTTGTAGGTGGGGCTGGATGCGTCCGTGACATAGGCGATCATTCCAGCGGAAACGGAGGCGCAAGACGGGAGCGTCGCCACGGTATATGCTTTCAACTGCATGTTTTGCGTAAAAATCGTGCCAACCTCTGTAGCAGCAGCACCGATATTGGCCGAGCCATCCCCAAGCGGGCGAAGGGCGAATGTGGACCCGTCCACCTTCCAATAAGACGTTCCGTTAACCTGGAGAGAAATGCCAGAAGACCCGCCACTAAGATTGAGATTTCCCGCGCTGCCCGCCGCAACCGTTAAGCTTCCAGACGTTGGGCCAATCGAGCCGGTTGTCACGCTGGACATATAAGCGTTTGTAACTGGAACAGCGGATGATCCAAGGCTCTGCGCCCATAAGCTTTTCACACGCTGCGTAGGCTCGCCTATGTTGCGTGCAATATCCGCGACAGGTACAAAGTCTCCGCTCAACGAATTACCGTTGATCTGCCATATATCAACAGTTCCGTTCTTGAAGTGTTGAACACCACCGGAAGCTACCGCCAGCGTAATATCATCCACCGCACCAATGACTCCGCTCGCGGGTAGCGTGATGGCGTTACCTGTGAATGTACCAGGCGTGAAGTCTATGCCCGTGCCATAACTGCCGGAAAACTCCATGCCAGTGTCCCACGTAAGGCCTGGCATGGTGCCGAGCAAGAGGGCGCGACCGGCGTGCGATCCACTAGTGCTAGCTGGTCCGTTGAATTGGATTTGCACGCCTACGCGATTTTTATAGGCGTCTGTCGTCGGAATGCTGCCCTCAAGGGTGACATCAAACTCCGCGCCAAGACATCCCCACGCAGGGTCTGTCTCGCCGGTTGACTCTATGCAGTTTCCGTTCATGCCCCACGACGCCACTGTCGTAATGTCCGTGATCGTCCCAGCGACAGTCTGCGCCCCAGTCGTGGAACTGGCGAAGGAGACAGAACCGGACGACGACGCCGTAACTTTGAACCGGCCATTGTAGCCGCTTGGAGCCATGCCTTCGATCAGGACGGTATGTCCAACAGGGATAGTGGCGAGAGTGTTTGCCCCAGGGGTGAAAGTTACGGTAGCCGTCGTCCCGTTGCCGCTGGCGGAAGCAGTCGCTGATGTCTGCGTGGGAATATTTCTATGCACGGTCCCATTTGACGCCACGTAGGTTGTACCGCTGGTGTTGGACGTGTTGAACGCCTCACCTAGAAGGGTCCACTGTGAACTGGCGTTGATGGGATTCGTGAAGCTGGTGGCCCATAGAGAGTTATTAACCCTATGCGTGCCGCCAGTGCCGCTAGTGTCCCTCCTGTCAACTCGCAGGGAGGGCTGGCCATTGTTCAGGAAGCTATTGTCATAGATGAACCAGCGACCACCATCGAGTCCGGCGGTTCCGGTGCCCTCAACAGAGGCTGATAGCCCCGGCAGCATGGTCGAGAGATTGGCCTTCGCCGCGCCGCTCGCCAGCATCGAGGCCGTGACCGATGCACTCGGGAGAGCTAGGGTGCCAGTGACAGAAAGGTTCTTGAACACGGTAGGCGTCTGGGCAGCACTAAGTAGCACGCTGGACAACAGCGTGGCAATCGCTAAATTAATACGCACGGGTTATCCTTGCGAAATCGAGAAAGACTCTCCGTTCCACCATGGTTGACCGGAAGCGTGAGGATCAGTCGTGGGGAGAGTCGCGATGAATGCTAACATCGCACCACTGAAAGTAGTACTGATGGTCGACAAAAGGGAGGTAACTGTCGCAGCACCCGCAGCGGCTGTGGAGGCGTCTGCCAGACCTTGAGCCAGGATAGCGTTGGCTGTCAGTAGGGCCGAAGGTGTGGGATTGGTCTCTTGGTAGAACGAGGAGCTAGAGCCCATGATTAATTACCATCCTGATGTGTAATACTGCGTGTTCGTATCGTATGCGGGCATAATAGATGCGTTGACCAGTTCATCTTGGAGAGCCATCTGTTGGAGATCATCCTCAATCTGAAGGTATGTCTGCTCGAACAGCTGTTTGCGGTCGTCCATGAAGTAGTCGGCGGCCCGAGTCAGAGCGCCATAGAGAAGCAAATCGGGGGAAGCGTCAGTGATCCAATTGTGATCAGTGTCCCCTGAGAGGGCTCCGGCGTCCGCATAGTAGTTGATGTAAAGCGTGGTGCCTCCATTAGGCACAGGTCCCACAACGAAATTACCTCCAGTACGGTAATAAACCTTCGCGATACCCGTCTTGTGGGACGCGAGGATAGCCGACTGGAGATCGACCTTGACGAGCTTGTCTTGGTTCACCGCGTCATCCGTGAAGATCGAAATGACCTCCAGCATATCACCAGGAACCGGGACGCTAGCTGTACCATCCATCGTGATAGCAATAGTCTTCTCCATCGCAGGAACGCGGAGGTTCCGCTGGATGCGCTGAATGGCCATCTGGATGAAGAGAGTAAGCTGAGAAAACGTGACGTCTCTTCGGTTCAGAATCGACGTGATATTGGATTGAATTTCGGAATAGTTCATGTCGATCCTAGAAGCAGAGCAGCCGCAGGGTGCGGCAGGGAGGAGACCCCCGAGGGATTACCCCGAGGGCCTTGTTGTAGTTACCTTAGAACAGCCAGCTGGTTGGTCAGCAGCTGCTGGACCTGCATCAGACCAAAGCTGGTGGTATGGATGCCATCGGTCTGACCCACATATCCGACGCACCACACGCCGCCGTTTGCCACCAAGACGCCCGCCTGATTAGGCGCGCACTCAACGAGTCTCGCGATGTCAATCAAACCCGCACTCGAGGTTGGCCACGAGGTCGAGAAGGTCGGCCATGAGAACGTCACGGTGGTTGCGCCGGAGCCGCTCGCCGTGGTCGTCAGGGTGAACGTCCCAGCGTACTGATTGATCGCCGTAATGACGTCAGAGGCCGGGAGGTTGGTACCACTGGCGTACATACCAGTCGCAGCTGTTGTGACCGTCAGTCCAGTACATCCAGTGACAGCCGTGGTTCCAGCGAGCGTACAGGTCGCCGTGTAGCTCGTGACCCCCCTGAGGAAGTCGTTGAAAGCCATTCGGCTATTGTTAGCTCCAACACCTACCGTGGTCTGGTTGACTGTAGTGTTCCATCCGTCCGTAGAGGTGGTCTCAGGAGTTACCGTGGTGTCATAGACTCGGATACCTGGGATAGCCGTAGTAGCCTTGGTCCTCACTGAGGCTCGGTCAGTCAGCACGTTGTCTGCTGTACGAGTTCCCGCAAAGAAGTCATTCACGCCTAGCTCGAGGAGAGCCGAGGTAGCACCCGCCGTAGCTGCGAGAGCCGTGCGGAGCGAGGCGTTTGAGCCAGTCGCGTACCAGTTGGCTCGGTCGCCGGGGACGCCCAGGTTCAGCTGAGGACCCAGAGACGCAGCGGCGCGCCCTAAGAGGCCCCTGCCCCCAGACGGGTCGGCCATGAGGTCGTTGACACCAGCGACGAGACTGTCCCCAATTAGCCACCAGACAGCGCGGTCTGACCGCGCCATGACAGCGCCGGGAAACCAGCAGTTCGCCGGGGTGTTGACGCCGATAATGGTGTCGTCAGAGCTATGGTCCGTCAGAACCGTGTTGAGAGTGAACTCGTCGCCGTTAGGTCCCTTGTCGCAGGCGTTCGACCACGACGAGTAAACCGCCTTGCCCGCGCCGCCACTCCAATCGAGGAAGTAGTTGATGCGGAACTTAGCGTAGGCCGGGATGGTGAACCCGAGGTCCGTCAGATCGGTGCAGCCGTTGGAGAGCGCCGTCACGGTGCCGGGAGTGGTGCCACCCCACGTCAGGTCCTTGAACGTACCGTGCGGGTATTCCACCACGATATGCGCTGAGACTGAGCCTCCAGGTGTGGTTTCGACGCCAGAGGTGGCCGAGGAGACATAATAATTCGGGATACACACCTTGAGCGCAGAAACCGGCACATAGGCCATCTGCCACGAGCGGCCACTCATCTTGGTGTTCGTGCCGGAAATTTGGTTAGGAATGCCGGTGCGGTTCGTGACCTGACGTACTGTGGCAGGACCCACAATGTTAGGCTGGTAGAGTTTAACGGGAGCGTGGGGAGGAATGGCAGGCGCGGCGGCGAAAGCCTGCGACGTAATGAATAGCGCAGCAAGAAATACTGAAAGAATCTTCTTCATGCTCAGTTCCCCGTGAAAGCCACGGAGTCAGTCGTGTTGGTTCCTATGATCCAAATGTCTGACAGGTCCTGCGTGGTATATGAAATAGACTGGCCAGGCTCTAGAGGGTATCCAGTGGCAGTCGTGACGTCGAAATCACCTACACAGACATTCGCAGTATTGGTGCTGAGCGCCGTAATAGTGATGCCTGGAAAGAGTTTTCTAGACGGAAGCTGTACAGCACTGGCTGTGGTGTTCTGTCGATTGGCAAGAATGCCCATTAGAGGGACCTCTGGGTTGTAATGAAAGCGCCGAGGTCTTCTTTCCTCAGTCGAGCGACAATCGCTTTGGCAGGCTCGTTGTAGATATCGAATCCTTCGCGGAGCCACTTCTCAACAACAGCGGTCGGAATGCTGGCAAACTGGTGGAACTCTCCCATCGGACGTCCAACAGACGCGAGGCGGTTCTCAGCGCATTCATCGAGGAACTCAGCGGTGATTTCCTGGGTGCGCTTGATGACAGGGCCGCCGTCAACATCAAGAATGTTATATTTCGGATTGATTAGCTGGTAAGACATGGGGTTCCAAAAGGAGACCGCAGGGCTGCGGTATAGAGAGGAGGCCCCCAGAAGGTTAATCCTGAGGGCCTAGAGTGGATTACGCAGACTTGCGGACGATGGCCGAAGCGAACTGGTTCTTATGCTTCAGCGAGAACTCACCAACGATGAGCATCTTGTGGGCATCACCAGTCTTCGCGAGGGTCTCGCGGGTCCACGCACGGAGGACCTGGCGCTTCCACATCGACGGATCGAAGATCAGATGGTCCGTGGAGGGCTGGAAGCGATTCAGAACGATCTTCACCTCACCGAAGGGCGAGACATAGAGGTTCACGACGTTGATAAGCTTCGTGGAGCCCGTGCCGTCCTCGATGGTGCGGTAACGACCAGCAGCCGAGGCATAGCCCGCGACGTTGATCGACTCACCCGGAGGAATCGAGGCGATGGTCGGGGACGCGCCGTTCGTGTACAGCTGCTGGAGAGCCGTCAGGAACTTCGCTTCGGTCATGGCGGTACCCGCGCCACCAGTCACGAACAGACCAGACGCATCGATCTGCGCGCCAAACGCGGCGAACTTCGAAGCGACGGACGAGTTGTTGCCAACCACAGCAGCCTGAGCAGACGTCGAGATAGCCTCGAGGTCACGCTTCAGTTCAGCCGAGTACTTGCCCAGCTGGTAGGCGGTTTCCTTCGCGCGACCGTAGCGATTGACCGCATCAGTGGTCTCAGCGACCTTGAGGGTCTTCGTGAGAATCTGGGTGTAGTTCTGGCGCATGACAGTCGGGACCGGAGCGGTTTCCGTCGCGTCGGCACCCTGGATGGCAGCGTTCGAGAGGTTGACAGCAGCGAGAGCGTCTTCTTGCCACTGGTAGAGGGTATTCGTGATCTTCTCTTCGCCAATCGCGGAGGTGAAGGGGGTCTGCGTCGGGGAGATATTGGAGATCACATTACTAATATCTTCTTTTTTACCGACTACATCATACGCCGTGTATGCCGCCATGATACTGATTTCCTTGGATTAATTCATTGAAAGGTAGGTGATTGCGCTAGAAAGGCGCAGCGAGGAGTCCTTGAAATATCCAAGCCCTCTATTGCAGATGTCACACAGAAGACCTCGGACTATTCCGGTTTCATGGTCATGATCTATGTGGTATTTCTTTTCGTATGGCTCTTTACAGATAGCGCAGACAAACCCCTGAGATTCTAACATTCTGTCATAGTCTTCGTGAGTCATTCCAAACTTAGCCTTGAGGTGGTAGCCTCGGACCTTATCTGGATTATCACGTTTCCATTTAGTGTTGTTCTCAGTGTTTCGTTCTGGATTATGGGCGCGCCATTCAGCAGTAGCGTTGGGATTTTCTTCACGCCACGCTTTGTTAGCTGCCTTTACCTTATCTGAGTTTGCCTCTCGCCAAGCCTTAGTGGACGCCTTAAATCTCTCAGGATTATTTAGCTTCCACTTTCGGCTGGCGGCGTTTGCTCGTTCCCGTTTCTCTTCAGGAGACAGCATTTAGGCCTGCATCATCGCCAGAAAGGCATCAGCGGCGTCGTCTTGCGAGCCGGTGCGCTTAAGTTTAGCCAGAGCAGAATCTACAGGCTTACCTTTAGTCTTGTTCAGGACGTTATCCGGGGTACTCTTGATGATCTTGCTCGGCGTATGTGCGACCTTCTTGGTGGTCACCAACGCCTTCTCGCCCTTGTCGAACAGCATTGCCTTGTGCAGCAGCTTGATCGCATGAGGGTCTACGAGTTCATTCACCACGGATTTATCGAGGCCAGCCTTGAGGGCATACTGGCGGATGTCGTTGTATTTCTCTTCGTTCCAACCCTTGATGCCGGTGTCCTCATTGCTGAGAACCTTCCAGGACTCTTGGGCCTGCTGGACGAGCGTGTTGTGGCGAGCGTGCTGCTGCTTCTGAACGACATCATTCAGCTGACTCTGGAGAAAGTTGACATCCTCATAAGCCGCCTGGGCTTGCGTCCTGAGGGACTGGAGGTCTTGCGCGGAGATATCCGGGTCTTTGGAAAGCACAAGGAAGTCGATGTTGGCGTAGGGCTTGAAACGCTCGACCGCGCGCTGGAGCATGGTGTCCAACCCGGCAGTGTAACGCTGGCTGTCTGCCTCGACAGTCTTCCTGAGTTCCGCAGTCTCCTGGCTCTTGCGGGTTAAAGCGGCCTCTTGACCATAAAGACGAGTGAGGTCCTTTACAGGAATCTCAATCTCTTTACCGTCGACCTTGTGTTTGATGACCGCGTCGGCATCCGGCTCGATAACAACACGCTTGCCAGCGGGCTCTTCCTCGGTCTCTTCAGCGTCCTGCTCGTCATCTTCACTCGGTTCGCCTTCGGAATCGTCCTCATTTTCCTCTGGAGTTTCCTCGGAGGTCTCTTCAGTTTCTTCTTCAGCTTTGGGTGCTTTAGGGGTCTTCTTTTTGGGTTCCTCGTCGCCTTCGGGTAGATTTTCATCGCCCGCGTAGTGACGCAGAAATGCGGCCTCGGCGTCTTCACCGGGTTCCGCAGTAATAGTATCGATCTGAGCGGCGTCCTGTTGGATAGCTGCATTAGCCATTAGTCGGCATCACTTTCTGAGTCTGTGGTTTTGATTCGGTCTGCCGTCTCGCGGTAAGTCACAAGATGGGCAATAATGGAGTTAAGCGCGCGATGCTCGTAGTAGAGTGCGGTTCGCTGCTTATGGTCGTCTGGTTCGGTGTTCCCAATGCATTCGAGGAAGAAGCCCTTAAGCTCCTCCACGAATGACATCAGGTCTTCATTATTGAGAATAGCCGAAGCCTTCTCACCACGAACCACAAGTTCTTCTTGGGTTATCAATGGCTGGTGTTCCAGGTGTTTCCAAACAGGTGATCGAGGATGCCAGCGAGACCGCTACCGGCCTGGGTGATCGCCGGGGCGATGCCCTGGGTCACACCAATGCCGAGGTCACGGAGCTTCCCGATGGGAGCGTCCTTGCTGGTCAGCCTATCGAAGAAGTTCTGGAAGCCGTTCCCCTGCCCGTTGAGACCCGCATTGGCCTGCATGTTACTCTGAGGGACTCCCAGATCGGTAGGACGAGGAGGTGGCATAGGAGGGCTAGACGGGCCGCCTATCGAGCCAGTGGTCATCTGTGCGTCCTGGAGGGCCTGTAGGTTAGCAGGACGCTGAGGAGGCTGAGGGATAGCTCCAAAGCCGTTCCCATTCGCCTGACTGAGCCGCATGTAGTCGTGAGGCAGCGACAGGTTCTGGGACAGATCACCCAGTCCACCAGGGGCCTGCACCCCCGGCTTGAACTGTTGGTTGGTGTCCAGGACGCCGTAAGGACTCACGCCGTAACGCTTAGGAATGTCCGCGAGGTGCCTGATGAGGTAAGGGATATTGTCGGTCACTGTAATTACCTCGGATTCACGATAGCGGATTCCTTGTCGATAGGCGTCTTCTCCACCAGAGACATCTCGCGCTGGGCGACATCAATCTTGCTGGCGGTCTCAGATTCCTTGCGATCTTCTTCGCGCTGTCTCATTTGGTTGTCGAAGTCACGCTGGAGTTGGGCCATATGCTCTCGCATCGACTCAATCGTCCCGTGCATGTCGATCTTGTGTTGAGCGGCCTTAGCCTGCATCTCAAGGGCAGCAACCTTGCGCTCCTCAAGTTCGACCTTCTTCATCTGCATCGGGTCGGGCTGCGGAGGCTTGACCTTGTCAGGAGGAGTCATGTAGTCGAGGAAGTTCAGATGGCCCTTCAGTTCGAAGACGTCCTTCGCCAACTTGAAGCGACCCGGAAGCTGGAAGCACGAGTTAAGCTGAGGGTCCTGAGCAATCTGGGTTCCCAGCTGGGCCAAAGCCTCTGCCTCGCGGTCAAACTCACCGTAGCCAAGATGGAGGCTCACTGAGGCAGAGCGGCGCTCCGTCCAGCGGGTGACATCCACTTCCTGCCACTGACCGGCAACCTCGATGATCTTCTCGCGCTTCTCATTTGCCAGCACCAAGTTGTAGACCTTGATGTAAAGCGGAATGAGGAAACCCTGAGCGAAGTTACGCGCAATGATCTTCTGGCGGGTCTGGCTGAGCGACACGAGGCTCTCGACCATAGCTCCAGAGTTCTGCTTCGAGATCGCATCCTTGTTCAGGCCCTGAGACAGGCTGGAGATACCCGTGGTCTCTTCGTTCTGTGACTTGAGGAGTTCAAGCGTCTGGAAGACGAACGGATTAAGGTTCGCCTGCTGCAGGGGCTGAATGGCGTCAGGGCGGGTCACGTTGATGACACCACCGAGGCGGTTATCGAGCAGTTCCTTCGGGTTAGTCACGCCGCCCTTGAGGACTTGAAGCCTCGGGTTGGACGTGATCGAGGCGTGGTCCACGATGGCTCGCGTCAGGACAGTCCGAATGTTCTGCACCGGGATGACGCGCTGAGCGAAGTTGTTGCCGTAGAAACTGTGAGGAATCGGCAGAGGAACGAAGACCACAAACGGGAGGTCATCAACCTCTTCGATTTCCAGTGTCACCGAGCCAACGCGAACAACCTTGTAGAGCTTCGCATGCTCATCTCCGTCACGCAGAACCTTGATGTAGGACTCATTGACCAGCACGTGGCGCAGATCGTCCTGAGAGTCCGTGGCGCGCTGGGCAACACCGGAGTCAATCGCCTGGAAGCGGGCGAGAACCTCGGGGTTCGAATTGAGGGTGTTGTCGTCTTCCGCGTTCCACTCCAGGAGCTTCTTGCGGGAGTATCCCTGTCGCACCAACTCATCGACCGTCTTGATCGACCGCTGGACACAGAAGTATTTGTCGTTGAGGGCCTTGGCCTGGGGCTCGACGGAGAACTCTTCCGGGTTGATGACCTCAAAGCGGACCTGAGACTTGTCGATCTTCTTAGTGGCCTTGCCCTTGAAGTTACCCGAGCCGGGTTCGCCCTGCTCCTCGGCGTCTAGCGCGTGGACGTCAGGGTGATCGGCCAGGGCATGCACAGTCTCTTCGTCAAGACCCTCGAACTCATGCTCTTCGTATTCTTCGCATTTGTCCCAATAGACCTTCGCGATACCTACTCGAGCCGTGAGGCCATCATGGATGACGTCATTGAACATGCGGAATCCGTCGTTCTGACGGTAAACCACGTAGTCCGTGTAGGTGGTCGCGTTGGCTGCGTCGAGGACGTCAGAGGCTGTTTGAGGGTCGAAGCGGACGATGCGTTGTCCCGCAGCGAAGGTCTCGAGAAGCTGGGCCTTCATGGACTCGACGCTGTCGTAGACTTCATTGCTGATAAACGATGAGGAGCCGGGAGACTGCCTTTTTGGTAATTCGCCGTTGAAGTATCTAGTTACAGACTCCCGCTCCAGACTTAGGCGACTATTGAACCATCCGACCGCCTCTTGCACCTTCTGGTCTACAAGAGTCCCAATCTCTTCGTCGTCTAGTGTTTTCTTTTCGATCATCCGTAGTATCCTCGTTGTTCCAGATAGTCAGCGGCTGTTCGGAGTATGGCCGGGTTATCCATCAATAGTCCGATACCTTGATTGCACTTCTGGCAGAGGACACCACGTACCTCCCCTGTGATGTGGTTATGGTCAATATGAGTACCCTTCCCTTCAATGCTTAATGGCGCACTACAGATAGGGCACTTGAATTTCTGAGATGTTAGAAGTTCTAGGTGTGACTCTGAAGTCAGACCATATTTCTTTAGCTTGTACCTCTTGCCGCCAGCACGATACATCTCTTTATTTTCTTGGTAGTGATTGAGAGCATAGTCTTTGTGACATGGCTTGCAGTAGGTACGAAGGTTGGAACCATTCTTTGCGTAATCTTTAAGAGGCTTACTTACCCCGCATCTAGTGCATGTCTTCACAGTTAAATAGCTTCCACGTAATACGCATCGTCAAAGGGAATGGGAGTAAACTTTCCATCATGCACATGATTAGCGATAGCAAGGGACATAATCGTGTCGTCATGGTTTCCTACTTCAGCAGTCATCCTGCCTCCTTCGGTAACAACAAACGCCAGCATCTCTTTAAGAGTTACCTCGTCAAGAATGTCTATCTCCTCCTCACGCATAGCTGCGCGAAGCTTATCGACTACCATGGGCTTAGATTTTGAGTTGGTACTGAATCCAATGGTAAAGGTATCCCTGTCATTCAGGGTCCCCTCTCCGATCTCGGTGTAGGTATTAGGGTACGCTAGGTCCCGCCCTAGCCTCACTGCTGTAAGGAGGCCGTGGGCATTGTTTTCAACAGCTACCCTAGCCTCGTTGTAGTACATCCCAAGAGCGTAAAGCACCGTGGCAAAATAGTCCGGGTGGATATGTCCACGCCACGACGCAACCAATCGCTTCTGGCTGTCTAACACCTGGGCAACGCTGTAGTCGCCGTTGTTGAGGCCCATCGCCACATCGGCACCTATACAGTACCTCTCGTTTGGTTCTAGATCATACCACACAGAAAGTTCGCCTCGAGGATGCTTCTCCATGGTCTCACCAACAGCCTCCATCCGATACTCAGGAGGCTTAGCCTTAGAAAGCATCTTGTGAATCTGGTCTGGGTTAAACACAGGCCGACCGGACGCAATGAACGCCTCAGTGGCATTCGAAGGGTATTCCTGCCTGAACTTGTCGAGACCACTCTTGCTAATCTGGATACGCCGGAAGTTTAGCTGGTCGTTGTCCAAGCCATAGAGAGCAGCTTGGTCTAGCTCATCGAGCGTCGGTTCGAAATGCTCAGGGGCTTTCACCCGGTATTCGTCGGAGTCAAACCAGGGACTGAAGAATGGGATGAAGTCATTCTTCCCCTCCACAGCACCCTTCCAGAGGTCATAGAACGGTCCAGACATGCCATTGGCGGTGGACTCGATGTAGACTTCAGTGTCGGGCTGGTCAGGGATTGACTGGAGAAGACCATTCAGGTTGTCAGCAGCAGTCGCTTTGGGCCAAAAGGCCACCTCTGATAGGTGAACATTCGTGAGGGTTTCGCCTCGGGCAACACCGTCGCCGCCTGCGGTCGCCACGATGAGGAACGTGTCGAGTTTCGGAAAGGATAGTTCGCGGCGGGAGGAATACTTCGTGGCAGGCTTGACGGCTTCGGGACACATTTCGTGAGATCGGCGATACATGTCGAAAAGCGCGCGCGTGGAGTCTGCAACGTGTGCAACTACGAGACCCTTCTTGGCTTTACGTTGGCTCAGGCGACTATACATTCGCCCGTGGACCCAGGTGGAGAACCCTTGCTGGCGAGCCTTCAGGATAATGATTCGAACCTTGCCTGTGGTTTGATACTGATTCTCCACAGCGGCGTGTAGTTTCTTCTGCGCGGAGTTAAACAGGAGGGGCTTGACCTCTCCTGCTTTCGTTCTAATATGGATGCATGACTTGGCATAAAATTCGTAGTCATCGTAAAGTCTACGCCTTACGGCTTTCAGGTCAACCATAGTAACCTCTTTCCACTAAATACTTAGAGGCAGCTATGAGCGTACCGGGATTATCCCCAAGTAGGCCAATTCCAGTGTTACAGGGTCTACATAGGATACCACGAACTGTTCCTGTGGTGTGGTTGTGATCCACTGCGAATGTAGAGGAACTGATTCCTAACTCTTTGGAACAGATAGCACAGCGGGAAGCCTGCTGTATTAGCATTGAGTCCACTGTTTCTTGATTAGTCCCATACTGCTTCAGGCGCGCTTTGCGATGATACGCGGTGTAGAGGGGCCTATTCGCCGCGTAGTGCTTACGTCCAATCTCTTTAGAGCAGGATTTACACCTTGTCTGAAGCCCGTCTTTGCGGGAGGCACACCTGAAGAACTCTGACTTTGGTCTATCCTCGCCGCACTTACTACATCGCTTCATTCAGCGATCTCGCTCAACCACTTCTCGGCGGCATTCACGGTAACTTCTGACTTAGCCGTGGGCTTCGCCATCGTATACTCGAGGACAGTCCTGGCGGCGGCCAGCTTGGTCGGTTGGTTAATCGGGGCGCGCATCGTCACGAGGACAGCCGTGAGGGCCTCCTGTGCAGCTTCATGAATGTTAACGTCTTTGGAAATGTTTTCCATGTCTCGCTTGGCCCTCCTTTCGGCCTCTTCCCAGACTACTTTAGCCGCCGCTGGTCCTAACTTACGGCTTCCTGGGAGGTCTGGAAGTTTTGAATGTCTGTATATCTTGGCGTCCTCGATGGCTCTGCTATCCTGCAAAGCTGCGAGACCCACAATGTTACCTCTTGCTACCCTGGATTTCTTCACGACCGGAGGGGGCAACCTAAGCGCCCCCTCATGATGCTCGATGAGCCTGCCGTCACCTACGTTAATGACAGCCATGTGTCAGTCCTTATTGTTCTTTGAAGGTGCCCTTGACTTTCGATAGGGCGTCCATAGCTTTAGCCTGATGAGCTTCTGGAAGACGATTTACTACATCCTCGATATGACTATACGCCTCGGACCACGAAGTAGGCTGCTGGTTTAGCCACGTTAGGATGCCGTGAAGCTTGGGGAGTTCCTTAGGCGGGAGACTCGACTTGGCCTCTGCTACAGCGTCTGCGCGGTTCCGCATGTTGGTCTTGGTAGCCGCGATGTACCTCTCGGGGTCCTTGATGCCTTCCTTGGAGCGATAAACCGTCTGACTGCCCACAGTGATCTTATGGTACTTGTCTTCAGGATATGGCTCGTCAGGAGAGTCCTTGGAGGCCTTCGGAGCCTGCTTGGCTACGGGGGTAGCCTGAGGTGCTGCATTGCCGTTGACGGGCTTCTGTGGAGTCTCTGGGACCGCCTTGGTTACCTTAGGGGTCTGCATGGCTTTCTGAGCCTTAGCGAGCGCCTTGGCGTCTTCCTTAGCCTTCGAAGCAGCGGCCTTATCAGCAGCCTTTTGGGCTCTCTCAGCGGCAGCATCCGCCTTCGCTTGAGACCTATCAGCAGCCGCAGCGTCCTTCTCGGCTTTCGTCGCGAAGTCGGCCTTCAGTTTAGCCACACGGATGGGGATCGCCGCATCGGAGCTTGAAGCTGCCTCGGAGTTCTGCATAAGTCCAAGAGTCTTCTTGGCGTTAGACAGATGAGCGTCTTCAAGACCCTTGTTAAGCCTGGCAACCCTGAGAGCATCGCCCACAGGGGAGCTTGAAGCTGCCTCGGAGTTCTGCATAAGTCCAAGAGTCTTCTTGGCGTTAGACAGATGAGCGTCTTCAAGACCCTTGTTAAGCCTGGCAACCCTGAGAGCATCGCCCACAGGGGAGCTTGAAGCTGCCTCGGAGTTCTGCATAAGTTCCAGCGTCCGCTTAGCCTGAGCTAAGGAAGCCTTCAGGCTCTTCGTCATTCCAGACGAGTCCACTCCGGACGGCTCAGAATTAGCTTCTCCTACAGCCTGACCCGCAGACTTCTGAACAGCCTTAGCTGCTAGGTCCTGCATCCTCTGATTCTGGAGGAAGCTGAGACCTCTCGGAGGCTCAGTCGGAGGCGCGGATGTCGCTCCGCCGCCGTCGCTTGAGAATCTATCAGTGAACTGCCTCAGGGGACTCCTATTGCCTGTGAGTGCGTCGGCACCCTTCATGGCCCCATAGACGCTTGACCTGAGGATAGGCTCAGCAGCCATCAACCACGGAGACGCCGTAGCGTTCGACAGGGCATGCAGAGAAGCAGGAAGAGCCGAATGGGCTACTGTTCCAGCGATATTCGCATAGACGTCAGCCTTGATGCCCCCAACAGAGAGCGGGTGGAGGTATTTCTGAGCAATCGGAGAGCCCGACAGGCCCCCCATGAAGGTACCGGAGCCTTTATCCCAGTTTCCCGCCGCCTTGATGGCGTTGAGAGTGTTCTGGTGACCGAGGGTGTCTACAAGCTCCTGAGAGTGAGGCGCATCGGTGTTTCCACCCAGTTTATCCTTTAGGAGCGCCATGTCCTCAGGATTTACCTGTTGGCCTGCCTTGATGTCCTGCTTGACCCGCAAGAGTGTCTCATGGACATTGTTGCCTGGGTCAGTATCGTCCATAGCCTTGATGTGGGCATTGACGTTCGCGGTGGCTTCTTTGTTGTTAATCTTAGCGTTTAGGTCTCGATCTACCTTGGAGATAGCCTCAAAGTCCCCTGCGCCAGACTTACCGATACCCTTTTCGCCTCCAGCCTGAAGCAGCATGTCAGCGACAGGCTTCACGGTTTCAGGGTCGAGATTCTTGTACTTCCTAGCCGCCGACAGGTCGGAACCGGCAGAGACGCCACGAACAGCAGCGCCCTGGGCAGCACCCATCAGGGCAGAGTTGCCGAGAGACTCGGGGTTGAGGCTCGCGAGGTTTCTGTCATTGACGATAAGCTGTTTCGCCGCGTCACCCGCAGCAGCCGTGGCGGCGTCTGTAGCGGAGCCCTTGACCATCTGGGTAGCGAGTTGTCCCGCGAAGGAGCCACCCTCAGCCTTGATAGCCGAGCCGACAGCGCCAGGGATGACGTCACCGAGACCCTTGAGACCTACTCGACCAAGGGTTCCCTGGACGCCAGCATTGATCAACGCCGCGTTCTTGTCCGCATCGGTGATGGCAGCGTTGGGGGCTCCTGCGCGAGCATCTGCGTGTTCTTGTGCATCATTGCCACCGCTATGAAGCCAGTGAGACAGAGCCATACCACCAGCGCCACCAAGGGTCGAGCCGACAGCAGCGCCAGCCGCAGTTCCCGCAACGGGGATCACAGAGCCAAGAGCACCACCAATAGCCCCACCGATACCCGCACCGATACCGCCAGCGCCCACATCGGTCGCCAGAGAGGGAGCAGACTCAACGAGAGCCCGAGGAATCTGGCCCCAGGTCGACGGATGCATTAGCTTCGGAGCAGCGGGCTGATAGTCCTGAGGTCCAAGGTTTCCGGCAGTGCCTAGAGCATCTTTGATGGAGCCAGAAACGCCTCCCTTGACGCCCTCCATGTCCATCGTCTTGCTTACGCCGCCTGCTAGATCAGCAGCGCCCTTCTGGAGAGCGGACAGGTAGCTCGTGTCGTGAGGATTCTGCTTGGCATCATAGGACTGTAGACCATCCACGACATCCTTCGCAGATTTGCCAGCCTTCAGGGCCTTATCAATATCCCCAGCGTATTCCGGGGAGAAACTCTTGACGCCACTGATGATTTCTTCGTCAGACTTTCCGGCATCGCGGAGGCGCGGGATGTCATCCGCGATGTTACCCATTTGTCAATCCTTTAGTTGCCCATGATGTGATCGAAGAGACCGCCTGGTTTCGGCGTAGGCTTGGCTGAACGCCCTGGAGACGCCATGAACGCAGGAGTAGCGTCCCGCATGGCCTTCTCGTGGTCGCCGTAAGCCTTCACCTTGTTCTGGTAGTATTCCGTCATAGGAACCATTTCCCCAGTGTCGGGGTCCATGACCTCATTGAGACGCGGGAAGAGTTTGGCGTGTTTAATAACCGTATTGGCGTTGCCGTTATACGCGCCCGTGATGCCCTCTGAGACACGAGTAAGCGCCTCATAGGCCGCTTTAGGGTCCATGTTGGCGAACGAGGGCATGACCTGTTCGATATCCTTGGCGAACTTAAAGTTCGTCATGGAGCCCTTCTGGGACTGAGCCACAACAGAGGCTGCATTAATAATGTTAGACTGCATCGACTTCAGGTAGCGATCATTCTCATCAGAATTACCAGTGATATTGTCGATGACCATCTTACCTGTCTTGTCTGGACCAACCGTGAAGGTTCCTTTCTGAAGGGCGTCACGGAGAGTGTTCACCGCATCACGAACAGGGGTCAGCTGTCCGAGATTCTGGACAGCCTTACTCTGGAGGTCAGCCGCCTGGACTTCCTGGCGAGTAGGCGTAGCGTCGCTAGGGTCTTCCTTCTTGGGTTCGTGGCCCGGAGGAACAGGTGTGTCCACAACCTGTCCAGTGCGATCATTAGTCTTGCGGTAGACATAGGAGCCGTCAGCCAGCTGGACAGGCTCTTTCGCTGTGGTCCAAGTGTCATCCTTCTTCTTCGCAACGGCAGCTGCTCGGTCAGCACTAAGCATCGAGTTGAAGACAGCCGCACCGGTAGGATCATCGCGCGACATCAGAGCGGCGGCGAGTTGCATGCCGTGAGTGCGGAAGTTGTAACCGTTGGCGTCGCTGGTCGGGTCGACAGGCTGAGCCTGCGAGGAGGCGTCAGGGGCTGCATTCGCCTGGAACTGACGAGGATCGGCCCCGTTGTTGCCGTAGGCCTCGTTGGTGTTCGTATCAACGCCGTCAGGAGCGCCACCAGTCAGCGCGGCGTAGGCCTGAGCGGAGCCGAGAAGGCGCTTCTCATAGCCAGCGGCGTGGAGGTTGTCGCCAGCCCTGGCAGACCATCCGGCAGGACGCAGAGAGTCGATGGCGTTGTCATTCGCGTCCCCGACCGAGGTGGCTCCCATGAGCCCTTGGTTCTTGTGTTCCTGCCACCAATGAGTTGCCTGAACAGTTGGGTCCGTCCAGTCCTTACCCATGGAAGCCGCGAGGGCCTTAAGTTTGTCAGCCCTGTCTAGACGCCACTGCATACCACCAAAGGCTGTACCGTTGTCTCCAGGCTTTCCTGAAGTCATTAGGCCATTCTCGACGTTGCCGTTGCCTAGAGCAGCCGCGATGTCGAAGGGGTTAGCCCCGTACTGAGGCCCCACGGACTGGAGAGCCTGCCCAAACGGCGTATTAATGTTGATTGCCATTTAGGCTGGTCCTTACTTGGGGATAAGCGAAGTGATGCCCCCGATGAGAGAGCCAATTGTCGAGAGAGCACTCGGGTTGTTCTGAGTGGTCTTGTTATCCTGGGAGCCATAATTACCACCGAGGATGTTCTTCAGGGCGGTAAGCTGGTCGGTGCCAAAGCCTAGCTGGCCCTGATACTGCGCCAGGAGGTTATTGATGGTGTTCTGGTCGAGACCCTGAAGACCATTCGCCGCGCCCTGCTGCTGGTTGTTAATCGCACCCTGGTTGTTGATCGCCGTGGTCTGCTGGTTAGTCCCGAGGTTGTTCAATTCGGAACCTAGCGAGCCAAGCTGGCTGTAAGCCTGGAGGCCCTGAGCGTTCGTCTGCTGGGCATTCGACAGACCATTTTGATAAGCCTGATTCTGGTACTGAGCCGTGAGGTTCTGAGCCTGTTCACCGAGGCCGCGCTCGACCACACCCTGAGCCAAAGCAGCGCGGTCGCTGTTGAGACCACCAGAGGCAGCAGCAGCCCGATAGATATTCGGAATGTCACTCTCGGCGGCGTTGCGGTTAGCTGCAGCCATGCCCGCTTTAACCATGCCAGGGATGTCTTCACCAGCAGCGTACTGTTGGGCTGAGTTGATCGTGTTTTGGGTCTGATTGGTGTTAGCGAAGTTCTGGAGGTTTCCAAGGGCATTAGTCGCGCCGCCAGCACCCTCGGCAGCTATGTTCTGACCAGTAGACATCATATTGCTATTGACGCCTTGGGCCACACCAGCCTGACTGATAGCATTACCATAGGCGTCATATTGGGCCTGCTGGGGAGCCGCGTAGTAATTTCCCTGATAAGGGCCGGTAGCCATGTTCTGGTTGTAGTTGCTCTGTGCGTTTCCGAACAGGTTCATCAGGTACGGCTGTTGAGCAGCCCAGGGGCCGCTGTCAGACTTGGTGGTCGTAGAGCTACCGCCCATTACGATGTATCCTAAAGGTTGCCAGGCACAGCCTGTGCGTAATGCACATAGATCATTCGGTCTTTACCGTCAGAACAATGGGCTAATTGTAAGGGTTGCCACCCGAAATGGGCGATGAATTTCTGAAACTTGACGTCAGACTCGGTGCCTGAGCAGAAGATAATGTTTGGTAGCCCAGCGCGTACACTAGGCCAAAGCGCCATGAGTTTCCTCAAGACACTTGCTCGCCAGTAGAAGACCTCTACATGGACAAACGGGAGGAGTTCCCCCGGTTTTGCCTGGATGTAATTCCAACTCACGTCGAAATCTAAGTCGTCAGTCAGCGGTACCGGGGGATAGTTGATTACCTGGAGGTAGCTCATCAGGTAATCGGGAGGGCAGTAGCCTTTTGAATCTGGATGACGGCTGCTTGGAGGTCTCGCAGGGTCTTCTCGATATTCCTCAGCTGCTGATCAATGTAGTCTCGAGTCGATTCCGGCCTAGTAGGAGGCGGGGGAGGAACTCGGACATATGGTTGGACGGCTTGAACGGTCACAGCATGCCTTATCGATGTCCTGTCTGGGCGTAATCAAAGTCAAGCCCAGTCAGACTAAAGTTCTTGGTGTCAGAATACGTGATGGTCATGTCGAGGTATCTGCCTGCCGACCTAAAATCCAATTTGTAATTCTGGAGACCGTCAAATGTCTGTGAGGGAGATAGGGCCACAGACGGGGAATTTGGGAAGTCTCTGCACGCAAAGGTGAATGTCAGGGGACCTGCTCCTGGATCGAAGCGTCCCTCAGGATAGATCGCCTTGACGATCTTATAGCCCCGCAGTTCCGTGTGGAGGTCATCTAGATCGAGACCCGAGTTCTCAATGATTACTGGAGCAGTCGCCACGGTATCCAACACACCGTTGATGGTGGTGGCCCCAGAGCGGTCAAACGAGCGGACAGCTGGCTGGAGCGTCCCATAGGAGCCTGAGGAGCCCGGAGAGACGAACAGGGGAGTCAGCTTGGTGTTATCACCGAATGAACTGTAGGAGCCAGCCAGAGAGCTATAGGAGACGCCTAACAGGTCAGTGTAGGTTGCTCCGGTAAATGGAATACCCAGGCCAGCCCCAGTGACGTAAGGAAGGTCATAGAAGTACCATGTGTCTGCCCGATAGTTATAGACAGCCGCCCTGTTACATCCAAGCATCGAAGAGGAGGCAGGGAAGGCGCAATACTGGTCTCTCGACACGTAGCAGAACATCATCTCGGACAGGCGAGGATTATGCATCGTGAAGAACTGGAGACTCTGAGTCTTATCCATGTTCTGGAAGATGAAGTCCCTCACCCGGCCAGCCGCCAGTGACTTCCGCTGGTAACCGTCATGCTCCCAGATGTCTTGGGTGCCAAACACAAAGTGTGTATTATTGTAGACACCTACGCAGTTCTGGTTGATTACCCCAGAGTTGTCGAAGAGACGCCGGTAGTTGAACATCAGGTTGTCGTAGCGAGGCTCCATCGACCAGCACTCATTCTCAGTGTAGAGAATCAGGCGGTCTCTCAGGTTGATCCCATCGATGAGAGGCTCAGACAGATCGGAGATTACCTGGAAGGTCGCAGAGTTGGTCGTCGCGGCAACCCACGTCCCAGGGACAGTCCCGAAGGTCATGTAGTCAGACGTTGTCACAGCCGTAGGATACGCTACACCACCATTCGTGATATTCAGAGCCACGAGCACGCCAGCGACCTCTCGGAAGGCACCTGCTCGCCAAGTAGGGTCCCAGTTAGGTAGCGGAGCGAAGGCTGAGCCGTTTTTCGTCTTGTACCACGGGACTCTGTCAGGGCGGTTCAGGTACACAACGTCATTAATGATACAGCCGGTGTAAGGCTGATCGTAATTCGAGGGGGTCCAGCCCACAGGACTGATGGTCGTCTCAATGGAGGTTGCGCCAATCCCAGTGGAGGCCCAATTGGTGATGGTGCCGTCTCGGTTAGCAATGTGGAACTGGGAGCTACCTGTCAGCTGCTTGTAGGAAACCACGAAGCGAGGACTGGTGTTTACCACCAAGGTTCCTGAGGTTGAGAACACAGGACCACGCTGGATGCGCTTATCCTCGAAGCGGACGTTAGACGCGAAGGTGAACTCTTGGAATTTGTTATTATAGGGGTCGGTGTCAGTGGCAACCCCAAGTGCGCCGAGGTCACGGAAAGGAGCGAGGGGCAAAGGAAGACCTCGGGTGTCAATGGAGATGTGGGTGTAACAAATGGAGGAGAGGCACTTCGTGCTATCCACAACATCTATCGTGATATAACTTTAGGTATCTTAGGGATACTCTTAGAGTTATCCTTAGAGAAGGACTTAGAGATTTATAACAATAATGATTATATCCCTAAGTACTCTCTAGGTCATTAGGTTATTCCTAAGGAGAACCTTTAGGTTCCCCCCTTACCCCCCAAGACCCACTCATCGGGTTAGATTCGAGTGTCAAACCTAAGGCTAACCATCAGAGTTTCATGATGTATGCCAGGGCGACATACGGAGGGAGGTTACTCTGCACGTCAGCATAGGCACCATGGGTATGAGGCTGTCCAACACCGCCACCAGTGGCTGATGTGTACGCCGAGATGCCTGTAGCTGCAGGACTTAAGTAAATACCAGTTACGTTAGCAGACGTGGAGGACCCAATGTTAGCCGAGGTACTCTGACCGCCACCAGCCGTCAGGAAGGTACCTCCAGGGGTGATCGAGTGGGAGTGACCGGGATCATTAACACCGTGGTTATGTCCTGGGTCAGAAACAACAATAGCCAGATTCGGAATATGCGCCTGATTGAGATTCGTTCCGCCTACCGTGATGTTATGACTGTGGGTAGCTGAGCCCCCTGAAGTTCCATTTCCGTAGGTGTACCCTGAACCCACAATGAACCTATCCACGAGGTTCGGAGTCCCAATGTTTCCAAGGCCGTCAGCCCTAGGATACACTCCACCGTTACACAGAGCCCATCCAGTAGGAATCGCCCCCGATGAGGCGATGTTCCACATGACGATAGTCCCGAGAGGAACCGGGCTGTTTAACTGGAGGGGTGTCGAGGTGACTGGAGCATTGAGATTCGGGAAGGTGGCCAGGAGGACTGACTTAATGAGCCGGATGTGATCAGCAGATTGTCCAGCAGGGTCACCCGCAGGCGGATTGCTCGACGCCAGGGACTGGATGTAGGTGGCGGATTCGAGTGCCATATCGGGTTAGATTCCTTAAACGGGGGAGCGCCCCTCCGACGCTGTTCGACCATCAAGGGTACCGAAGGTAGGGGCTATAGGGACTCAGAGGCGCATCGAGGGTGCATGAGGGAGCCCTATCTTTGGAAGTTACCACTCACCGAAGTCACCATGGGCTAAGTCATTGTTGTGTAATACAAATAGTGCCCTATAGTCCCCAAATGGACCTACTAGCTCCTGAGGAGCCTCTCCTCGCTCTGGAGGGGACCCTAGGTGGGAAAAATACCCACATGAGTAGGCGAAACGTGTTCAAAATGAGGCGGGAGGAGCCCGAGACGCGCCCCCCCGGAGTCCCTTCACTGACCGCGATTTCCGAACAACAACGACGGGGTTTAACCATCTTTTTTGAAGTCGGTTCCAGGACGATTTTCCGATTTGTAGCGGCCAGAGGGACCCCCCTTGCCCCCTAGGTTACCTCCATAACGTCAGCCCGTCAGCCGCAACGCCTAGAAGAACATGAAGAGTAACAGCATGTTACATGCTAGGACATGGCGACAAGCCGCTTGAGAAACGCCAGGGCCTGTTAGGCTAATGGTCCAGACCGAGGCGATAACATATTCGTAATCCAACATATAAAGCTTTGGTTATATGTCGTGATGGTTATATCATTTGGGGGGGCGCATGCCTTTTATATAAGGCGACAAGCCTAACCCCCTAGTCCCTCGCCTCGCCTCACGTCAGGGTCACGTCAATGGCCACGTCAGGGCTATCACCTACCGCAATGCTAAACCGTTGCCCGTTAGACAGGATGACTTCCACAGTGCAATCGTCAGGGCGCGTAGGGGCGCGGCGTCTCACGTCGATAACCTCAAGGCTATCATTCTCCTCGCCTATCTGACAGTCGCGCATAAGGGCGAGCGCATCGAAAATCAGATTGCCGATGTCTTTGAGTGAGGCTCTGGTCTGGCTTGTCATGGCGGCATGTCCTTTTGTTCAACCTACAGCTAACCTAATGCATCATCATTTGGTTGTCAATCACATTTATTTCCCAAATGACATAAAATAACGCTTGCATAAGGAATGCATCGGGCTTACATTGTAATCACAAGAGGCGAACGAGATGGGGCCACACAATGAAGTCAGCTATCATTCACGACCTGCCAGCGTGGCGTGTTACGTCGTTTGGAGGTGGTCTTGCGTACTCATTCTGTAACATAAAGACAGCCCAAGAGGTATTTCTCCAGGGCGACGCGGCGACAGACTTCCGGGAAGAACTCGATGATAATGCGGAACTGTACGATGACTACGCTACACTGCTGGCTGTACTATGGGATGAGTACGAACTAATAGCCTGCTAGGGCTAACCTCTCGCCCGATGCATGCATGATCTAATCCATAGGCCTCCGCAGGCGGTCTATGTGTGGCTCATAACGTGCCAATGCAGACCATATGGAGTTAGATACCATGTCAGACCCTAAAGCACTAATTGAGGCCCTGGCTTACCAGATAGTGGCGCGGAATGATTTCCTAAACGGGACCATTAAGATGGATAATGGAATACCAGAGATATGCGAAGAGGCGCTGGCTGGACTGCGTAGTCGTGTCAAGAAGTACCCAGGTGCCTTTGTTCTATTTGATCCATGCGCTGACGATGAGGGATTCCTGCTTGTTGGGGACAACCCTAATGAACTCGCACAAATAGCTGTGGATCATCTCGAACTGTAAGGATTCATACTACGATAGCCTGATGGTCTATCCATAGGCCTCCAACAGGCGGTCTATGTGTGGCTCATAACGTGCCGATAGATACCCAATGGAGTTAAACACTATGACAACCTATCAGGGCCACAGAAGCTGGAACGCTTGGAACGTCTCCCTCTGGATCAATAACGACGAAGGTCTCTATCGCCTCGCCTTGGAGTGTCGCAGCAAGACTAAGACAGTAGGAGCCGCCGCCCGTCTCATGATGCGGGACCTAGATGGCCAGAAGACACCCGATGGTGCGAAGTATAACCTGACGTGCGTGCGTGAGGCTATCTCGGATATTGAGGCCTGATGCTCTAACCCTAGGCGTTCTCAGTAGCGCCTAGCTGTGGATCATTACGTCTACCTAACACTAGGAGCATACCATGACTGACAAGCAAAGCGTAACTTTCAAGGCTGACGCTCTCCAATGGATGCCTCGCACAGCAACCGCCCTCCGCTGGTTTGTGACCTATCGGGATGCTTTGGACGACATCAGGTCGTTCCGCATCTATTGGGACTTCGTGCTTGATGACATTGCCGCAGCGAAGCAATTCGTGAGCGACCTGGAGGAGACGCCCGTCCATAATCATGCGGCCATCGCCTCGGACGTAACCGTCGAAATCGCCATCGCCTCCACCCTGGCCGATGCGATGTGGGACCGCATCGAAACCCTCTTGAACCGTAAGGCCTAACCCGATGAAAATCTCCATTCACCTCACCAACTCGCGCGGCCTTTGGTACTGGTCGCTCACTGATTGTGGCACCGCCTTGTGTGGCTCTGATAGAGGCTTTGTGTCAGCTGCGGCTGCTCAGGGAGACGCTCGCGCGGCTGTCGCGAAGTATCGACGCTTTGAGGCTCTGTTTGCTTAGTTGGTGTATTTTTACCACTGCACCTATGAATAGGAGAAGCCTTCGAGATATCGCCTTGCGCTCATAGGGAAACTGCCTGAAACCTCCCTAACCAAACATGACACGGGCCGACCGATACCGTCCCTAAGCCTTCAAGGAAATACAATGCTATTGGACCATAACTCTCCTGAGGACGCTCAGGAAACCGCCGACTGTACCCAGCTTCACTGCGAGTCTGTTCCCGATTTGTACTTGTGGGACGCTGGAGGCCTAGCTGCTTTCCAAATAGTTTCCAAGAAAGCATACCACTTGGCGGAGAAGTACACTTGGCAACTGTCTGATAAAGGCGTAATGTTTGTATCTGAAGAGGACGCATGGCGCATCCTTGATCTAATTGACGGGGCTGACCTTTATGTTAAACCCATCTAACCACAGGGCCACTGGAAATGATTCCCACATGTCCAACCATCGAGACCGCTTCGCCGCACCTGATGACGACAGCTCGCGGAGACTCTCCCGTCTCTTTGCTGTCCTCCAGGTACTCCGTGAGGTCTCACCGACGCTCCCGGCGTCCTACGCGCAGGCGCTCCTCGCAGTCGCCATGAAGCCAGGCCATGGTTCCGGGACCTACGCTAAGGACATTGGTGTTATCCAGCCGGTTGCTTCCAGGACGCTCCTCGAGATCGGCAAGAAGACCAGAGGAGGCGGCCCTGGCCTGGGTCTGGTAGATAGCCAGCAAGACCCTGTGGACCTTCGCCAGCAGCGTTACTTCTTGACGCCTAAGGGTCGCAAGTTGATCGATAAGGTTCTTCAAATTATTGAGCGTGGCGAGGCATAGCCTCTGCGTGGAGAATAGTTCTATGTCTAGTTTTCTGATATTCATTGCGGTCTGTACTGTGGTCTACACACTAGGGTACTTTGAGGTAAACATCTGGACAGCGGCGTTTGTCCTGGTGTTTGGGGGTATCTGGGCATTGACTATTTTTGGTCACTGAATAAATACCATCTGTTGTTAATCACCGATTGGAGAAAGGTTCCGTCATGTCCGTATATGCCAAAAAGAACGCCAAGGGTGAGCCGACTGGCCAGTGGGTGATTGAGGTGGTCCGCGACGGAACTCGCTACAGGAAATACTCTCACGACTTCAAGGAAGCTAAAGCCATCGAGCTATCATTGGCTCTAGGAACGCCACAGGGCCTCGTACAGCCCCATCAGGCTCATCAAGGGGGCTACCTAGTGCGCGACCTCAAGAAGGACGCTAGGGTCATCTGGAGGAACCACAAGGACGTCTCCCAGAGCCTACAGCGTTTCGACGCCTGTATGGACCTCCTTGGCCTTGATAAGCCTGTGGCGTCTATCAGGACCTCCCAGCTAGACCAACTGGTCGAGGACCTCAGGGCCAAGAGCCTGGGGGACACCACAGTCCATCGTTATTTATGTACCGTCTCAGCGGCCCTCAAGTGGGCAGTCGAACGGGACCATATCGCGGGTAAGCCTGTGTTCCCTTGGAAGAGCCTCAAGAAGGGTGAGCCGAGGCAGGACACGATTAGCCCTGAGGACGACGCCCGCATCATGGAGTGGTTGTCGGGTAGAGGCTCCCCGGACATCTCCGTGGTGATGGACCTCCTACTGACTACCGGCATGCGTATCGGAGAGCTAACCAAGCTGAAGCCTTCAGACTTCAATCTGGAGGAAGGCTCTGTGACTATCGGCAACTGGGAGGGACGCACCAAGAACGGAGACAAGCGAGTGGTGCCTCTCCAGGAATCCCTAGCGGCCCGTGCAGTGGCCTTGGCGACCGTTGGGTGGCCTACCTACCGGAGAATCAACTCGGCTCTCCACAGGGCTAGGAAGGCCTTAGGGATCACACACCGGGTAACTCCCCACGTCATGAGGCATACGGTAATCACGAGGCTGAACAAGGCGAAGGTACCCATAGCCACCATTATGGACTTGGTAGGCCATCGATCAATGGCTACGACCAAGGGATACACACATCCCGATCTGGAGACCCTGGCAGAGGCCACTGGGGCATTAACTAGAGGAGATAAATGAATGACCCACCTCACCGACGATGAAAGGGCCGAACTGCTGCGGCTGTGCGAGGCGGCAAAAGACGGCCTGCCATATAGCGGCTCAGATGGCTATGGCCCGCTTATTGATGACGAGAAGGCGGAAGCCATGTTCGAGCAATTGGCCACCGCGCTTCCCCGCCTCCTCGCTGAACTGGAGGAACTGAGGGCGTCAATCGCTTGGGCTGGCCAATTGAACCCGTCCACGAATTACGAAAGCGACGGCGCCATTGTTCACATGACCTTTGAAGAATTTGATGCAATGCGCGCTTGCTTGGGTATCAGGCCAGCTCATCGCAGCAAAGAAAAGTCGATGACGGTCAGCTGCCGTTGGTTCCGTCAAACGGTTTCCGAGCGCGACGCCGCCATTGCCCGGGCGGAGAAAGCCGAGGCGGAATTAAAAGAGGCTCAATTTGCACAAGACTCAACGGCTCGGCGAGTAGCCGAAGGTATTGCGCGTGAAGCGAAGCTGCGAGAGGCGCTAATCGTCCTCAATTCAGCAATTGATGCCTTCTGGAATGACGAAGGGCGCAAGCCAATCGTTACGTCAACCGGAACGCGCACGGATAACCCGGTGACAGCGATAGTATCGGCGCAACAAGCCGCCCTCGCCGCTCTCAAGGAAGGAGCCGCGCGATAACGCGACCAGTGGAGGCAGAGGGTTAGCCTGTGGAGGCAACTAGGAGGTAATCACCTCCATATCTTCACATAGTACCTACATGAACCACAGGCTAACCCATTGAAATGATGGAGGCCTCGCCCAGAATCGAACTGGGATTTAAGGATTTGCAGTGCTGGTTAGTAGGTCACGCAGTCCTTAGAGCCTCTAGTGAGGCACCAAAAGCACATGACAGATGGTTTGGAGTATGGAGGCGAAGCGGAGGGAGAAACCCTCATTTCCCTATTTACAATACAGATGTAAGCCATTAGACATTGATCAGCAAATGACGTATGGAGAGATTGAGTGAACCTTACGACCACGCTTAACGACATCCGCAAGCAGCACCCCTGCTCTGACGGCTGGACCACGCTCCTAAGCACCCTTGGGAAAACCAAGGCAGACTCAGAGGAGGTAAGCTTCAAGGTAATCTTGGAGTCTAATGGACTGGAGGATGCTCTGTGGTGTCTCCAGGCTGTCGAAGGACACGAGGCGGAAATCAGAGAGTTTACCTGCTGGTGTGCGCTACAGGTTGTCCCTCTCTGGAACTGCCCGGAAATTGTCAGGCAGTACCTCAAGACAGGAGATGAGGAGCTTAGGGCTGCTGCGTGGGATGCTGCGGGGGATGCTGCGTGGGCTGCTGCGAGGGCTACTGCGTGGGATGCTGCGTGGGCTGCTGCGAGGGCTGCTGCGAGGGCTGCT